CTTGACATTTTCTTTAAGCTGTGATATATGCCTGTTTTCTGAGATCATCATAGACCATCTTCATTCCATTCTCAAAATACACTACTATACTCATATAACCGAACGGACGAAAATATACGGATGACCGCGACAACCTTGGATAGATTGACTTAAAATTTTCATACAAGCTCTCCCAACTAATCTTGCTCATGATTTCCTCCATTTTTTTTGCTCGTGGCCAAAAACCCACTTTTTTTGTGCTATTACTATATACTTTTAAACTTTCTATCATAATAGTTTAAGAAAAAAAGTGGGAAAGTGGGCTTTGAGCCCGCAAACCCGCATAAATACTGGGTTTTTACTGACCAAATTGGGGTTTTAAAAGTGGGCAGAAAGTGGGCAAATGGCCGCAAATTTGACCAAAATCGTCCGAATCCTTCCCCAAAATTCCCTGCGTTTCTCAAAAAGCCCACATAAAAGTGGTCAAATCCCATTTTTCAATAGAGTAGAGAAATAACAGCGAGTGTTATTTCCCTCTCATTGAACCGTACGTACGGGTCTCGTATACGGCTCTACAACCTATATTCCAACATTTCTTAGATAATAGTTTAAAGGATTGAGCAGTCCTGCTCCGTCCTTTATTCTTGTTTCCAGTACTTCCGGACTGATTATATAATTAACAACATTCATTCCGCTTCGTCTATACCAACCGAGCCTTGAGTTTGCTACCTTATATATGGCTTCATGGTCAAATCCACACTTATATTTCTGGTTTAAATAGCACAGATTTTTGTATATTCTCTTAGGCACTTTCCATTGTTTTAGAACAATCACCCTCATCTTGTGCCTTAGCCATGCTCCAAACTCTTCCATAAATTGTTTCATCATTCCGATTCTGAAATAATTAATCCACCCTCTCGCTATTTCATTCACTCGTTTTATTGTTTCAGCCAGCGGTCGTGCAATCGCTTTATTTCTTTTAAGGTATTCACTTAGCTTCTGTTTCAGTTTCTTTTTCTTTCCTGTTGTGGGTTTTACTTTCCATTCCCCTCCATGTTTGAGAAAAGTGAAGCCAAGATACTTACTTCTTGTTGGTCTGACTACTTTCGTTTTTGTAACATTAACTTTTAGGAACAGCTTTCTTTCTATCCATTCTGTTATGGATTTCATTACTCTGTTGGCTGCTTTTTCACTTTTAGTGAATACTATTGTGTCATCTGCGTACCTCGTAAACCGAAGTCCCCTTTGTTCCAGTTCCTTATCTAATTTATCAAGATATACGTTTGACAGCACAACAGACAGGGGACCACCTTGTGGCACTCCGCTTATTGCTGCTTTTTCCATTGCTCCTGCTTTCAGATATTTCCGAATCAGGTGCAATGTGGTACTGTCATTCACTTGCTCTCTAAGAATTTGAATTAATTTGTCATGATTTACTTTATCAAAGAATTGCTCTATATCTATGTCTATCACCCATTCATATCCCTCGTTCAGATACTCCAGTGCTTGTTTTATGGCATCATGACAACTTCTTCCAGGTCTGAAACCATAGCTAAATTCACTGAATATTTCTTCATAAATATCTATAATTGGCTGAGCAATCGCTTGTTGTATTACTCTATCTAAAACCGTTGGAATCCCCAATGGCCTCATTTTTCCATTATCTTTCGGAATATAAACTCTTCGTACTGGTTTGGGCATATAGGTTCGGTTTCTGATTGATTGAACAATTTCGTCTTTGTTTCCTTTGATGTATGCACCAAGTTCCCCGACTTTCATTCCGTCAACTCCACCTGCCCCTTTATTCGCTGCTACTTTCTTATAAGCTCTGTTTAGATTTTCCTTTGATGTAATCACATCTATTAATTCCATTGTTGTTACTCCTCTTATTATCACAAAATTTATGCACATCACCCCTCTCGATCCAGACAGTATTCCTCGGTTACGTTCCTACTTTTCCAGTCCATCTGATTTCTGGCTAATGCATCATTCTTTTAATAACGATTCGTACTATAAATCGTTTCAGTCCTTCGGCTTTTACCCCTACTATGACTTCATCTGACTCCCTCCCCAAACCTTTTTCGACCATATCTTACGATATGTGGGTAGGGTCTCCCAAGGTAAGACACTAATCTTTCATTCCACAACCTCTTGATTTACAACTTCGGTTTACGTTTACCATTTGGGCTTCGGCTTGGTTTGCAGCCTTCCCCACCTAATCGCCTTATCAAGTTTCTGTTCGTAGGCTCAAGAACTTTGCTACACCACTTCCTCCATCTATATCATTACTGATACCGACTTGTGATTCGCTACACTTGGCGGTAAAAACCCGTGGCTGGACTTTCACCAGCAAGATTAGTGCCATGCTTGGCACACAAACCTAAAAGTGGGCGTGATTTTCACCCACTTTCAAGCTTTGTACGGACGATTTTCAATAGTTCCTTCTCTGATAAGGTAAGTGCTTCTGAACAATTGGCCGGTAGGAATACTGCTTAACGAAGGATTTTCTTCGAGATTTCCGCAAAGACATCCCATATCGAGCCGGAGAGCTGAGACTCTTTTTCTTCTCTTTCTCAGGTGACGAAACTCCAAACGCCTTGTTCAGGGCATCCACCATCTCTTTTATAGATGTCGTAAATTTTTCCCAAGCTTCTACAAGAGCATCTATAGTCTTCTGCCAATCACCCATAAATAATCACCTCCAAATTCGTCCGGTTCGTTTATCCTTAATGACGATCCGCTCTTCAATGTGAAAGTCGGACAGTTCACAAAGCGTAAAAATCGTATCCAGCAGCTTATGGAACCGTTCTTCTTCCTGCTCAATGTTTCTCAGTGCTTCACAGGCAGTCGGATCGGAATACCCTTCTGCATTTTTACGATAATCATTTTTAACGCCCATCTCGTCCTCCCCACCGGAACGAATCGTCCATATAAGTTGCAGAAGAGCTGGTCGCCTTTAACACAATCAGTCCGATCAGACCCACGAGCCCAACAATACACGCAATAACTCCCATTACACATTTCATGTTGCTTCACCCTCACTTTCAACTAATTTCACACCACCATATTCCCACAAATCCTCTTTCAGTTTTTCCATATCCAACTCACCATTTTGCCAGCGTTCGTAGTATTCCAGAACTCGTTCGGTGAACTTCGGAATTCTCTTCGCATAGGATTTTGTCCAATAATGGTCCATCAGCACTTCCAATGGCAAAGTCAGAAGCAGAACCATCGCAGTATTTACCGCATCATCGGTAGCCTCCTGCTTTACTCTGATAAGTTCGTCTCCGATTTTTTCCCGAACCATGACATCGAGTTGTGCCTTTGTGAGATTGTATGTAGTGGTTTTCTCTTTTTGCTTTAACTTTTGAGCACGTCTTCTCTCGGCTCGTCCCATCGTCTTCCTCTCCTTCATAAATCCAATTCTCTTTCGAAAAGAATAAGCATCCACCCATAATCAGGGTAAATAAAAAGAACGTTGCATCCCATTCAACCGGGACTGACAACGCTCCTAGAAGAATAAACAGAACGGCGTGGATTTTATTTTTTACTAACTTATGACTCCACATTTTTTCTTGCATCCTCCTTCTCTTTTCCGATTTTAATAATGCCCGCCTCAACATCGCTCATTTTAGTCATAACTCCGTTTTCTCTTAATTTAGAATAAGCTCTGGCGGTAGCACAATGTTCAATGCATTTACAGATTCTACAAATCAGAGCATATACATAAAGATATACAATGCTAAATAAAATCA